ACATAAATCTAGAGGCATCTTTGTATGCGTGTAGATATGCCCCAGAACGGACATACTAAACGGTATAACCCCGCAGATATCGACATGGCAAACCACGAGACCGAGAAAATAAGCATGACTGTAACCGTGAATAGTAAAAAGTGGCTCGCGGAGACCTACCCCGACGCGCAATCAACTCAAGAGGCTATTCGCATGGCTATCTCCGACGCGAGACAACATCATATCGGAATCAGGAGCATCCGAGAGGACGAGGACGGTCGGCTAGTGATAGACGACGATTAACGAAGCATCTTGAGGTAGATTTATGAGGAGAGAGACATACCGAGAGGTAAGAAGGTAGAAAATCCGGCGCGGGTTCCCTTGGACCCGGCACCCGCGCCAGCAGAACCGTACTCATACCTTATCCTGCGACCCCTTAAAACGGTCGATAGGAAGGGTATTGGTCGGTATTTCTACTTTTGCGGGTCCGTCACACCATGACGGAAAACAGACCGAATCCCGACGCAGCCGAACTGTTCGCGCGAGCCACGGAACTACCTCAGAGCAACTACGCCGCTCGGCAGCTCGCCCAGAAACTTGAGACGGAGGAACCCGGCCGATGACAGAAATAACGTGTTTTGTCTGTAATCGGTATTTCCCGGAGGAGGACGCCTCTTTTGTTGATATCTCCCGCGAGGACGAATATTACCCTCGGAACAAGCCGATTTGCCCCCCGTGCAGGTGGGAGAAATGAACGACCGTCTCCGAGAGGCAGCCGCGATATGGACGGTCCACGGACCCGCAGACGCGCTTTCCACGGTCGCGGCCGCCCGCGCGGTCGGACTCCAATACGAGGCTAACCCCGTCGTCCGAGATCTGCTAGCGGTCGGAGAACTCCCGGCCGTGATTGTTATGTCGGCTTGTGTTGCGGTCGCGGCCGCTCTTTGGCCCGTCGCCGCCGACTCTCTCGATACGCCCCCCGCTGCCGCGACTGCTTGTGTTACGGTTGGTGCGCTAGTCGTCGCTGGTAATCTCTGGGTGGCAGCATGATTGCCGTCGAGCCAGCCCCCCACGAATACGAGGGACATTACTTCTACGACGGGCTACAGCTGTGGCTAGCAGCCGACCGAATCACGTCGGACCACGGAGGAGCCTTTGAAAGTTCATTCACGACCGGAAATGAGAAATGGGACGTTACTCTGTCCTATCAGGAGTCCGGACTAGTCCCCCCAGAGTCCGGCGTTACGCCCGGAGGGACGGAAATTGAACACGACACCATCCGCGAATATCGGCTTAATATGGTCCGTGATGATGATGTCGGAGAGAAGAAGGTTAAGTGCCATATCGCCCCCCGGTGGAAGGGACTGCAAGCCGAGACGAAAGACGGAGACATGACCGACGCCGCGAAAGCCGCATGGCCCGCAGGCGACGGCAGCAACGTCGAGATAAACTCATCAAATGTGGATTATGACAGGGTGCAGAACCTCTTACAGAAAGGCGCGGCCGCTGTGAATATCAATAGTTACCACGTCTCCGAGGACCGACGCCGAAAGGAGTTTAGCAACGTCACCGACGCCGCGATGTACGTCCGACTCGATAAGACTCAATCCGGACCCATCCACGGCCGAGAGGGACCGCTCGCCCGTCTCGGCCATCTCCTAGAGTCTGACCGGACAGGATACCGTAAAGTCGTGCAAGACGACACCAAAAAAGCAGGATATTACCACACCGTCACTCTCGGACCCATGCGCGTCAAAAACGCATGGACAGACCATCATATCCCCAGAGAGGTTAAGCACTATTACAAGCGCAATCCCGACTATTACGACGGCGATTACAACCTAGACCATCCGAAACTAGAGGTAGCATATCAACGCAGCCGGTGGGACGAGAGCCTAGGAATTGACGATCACGACGAGATTAGGCGACAACTCACCGAGACGATTTACTCAATCCTAGACGCTGCCGATATGGATATCCACCCGGACGAGGGAGCCTTTCTATCAGACAAGTATTTCATCCCGAGTCCGACGGAGATCTCCACCTTTCCGAGACTAGACCTCGCCCGAATTGAGTCCGACCAACGTAACGTCGTCGTGCGCCAGCTCGCCGATGGACTCTCACCCGTCGAGTGGGGGAGCGTTAAAACGCTAGTTTCGGACGGCGGCGAAGTGAGTCCGAAAGATATCGCAGACGAACACGGCTTTCATCCCGACTCTGTGAGACGAGCGCTCCGGCGAATCTCCGATATGGTCGAGCGAGACCACGGGTCCGTCGCCCTCCGGAGCCACTACGTCGCCGAGCAGGTGGCCGAGGCTGTGGACGCCGCTAAGGAGTCCGTCAGCCGAGCCGTGAACGCCGCGAGCCACGCGCTAGAGAACGCAGAGAGAGACCGGATAGACAAGCGCACAGACGAACTGATAGCGTTTTGCCAGTCACACGGCATCAGCATCAACGAACGCGAAAAACGCCTCGTCCTCAAAATGGGACATATCGCATCCTCTGACGAGTGGACGACACTGCTCACGAGGCTAAAAGACATTTGGACCGCCGCCGGGAGAGATCCCCAGAAACTCCGAGACGCTAGTACGGAATACTTCAATCAGGAGACCGAGACGCCCACCTTCCGACCCGCGACTCAGGCGTTTACGAACCCCATATAGGCCGGTCGGCGGCTAGTGGCGACACTATCACCACCCCTCTTTTGCCGCCAAAACTACCGCTAAAATCGGAATCTATGACGTCTCTGTTTTTGTGTTGCGGTCGAACTCCGATTTTTTGTGTTGCGGTCGAGGAGACCGCCTCTCAGCGAACCGGCCGCGCCGGTCGCTTTCGCTTTAGATGTGTGCCTAAGGGCACAAAGTTAAGGTACCAGCACAGCCCCGCGCCGCGCGAAAAAAAACGCCCCCCCCACCCCCCACAGCCCCGCATATGCCACGGACGGGCGATAGCAACACTCTCCCGCATATACTACCCCCGCAGATATATGCGAAGCAACTAATAGCATAGAACATATATACAACACTATGGCGAAGCAGACAGCCCGTGATCGGTGTTGGAATCGTGCGCTAGATATCGTTTTGAAGAAGGGAGGAGTAGTACGCAAGCAAGACCTGATATTGGCAGAAGAAGTCTCCGAGAGGACCGCCGCAGACGTATTGTCCACCATGACAGACATGGGCTGGTTAAAGAGAGAATACGTCCCCGGACCGAAAGCCGACAATTGGAGACGCGGAGACGAACTCCCCGCGACACTCAGCACGGAGGAAGCAAAATGAAAGAATGCGAGTCTTGTGATAGTGATTTCCGCGTTCTAGTGTGTGAGGTAGCGAACGGAGTAGAAGGATACGGCAGAGTCGAGGCTTATCTATGCTACAAGTGCCGACAGAAATTCACTCACAGGGTGATTGAATGAGCCATCCAACCTGTGCTATCTGTGGCTTCGAGGCAGACGGAGCAGACCACGTTAAAATCACGGTCGAGCGAGTCCCGCCCGAGCAGCCGCCACAGACATACTACGCGCATAAACGCTGTTTCGACAACGCACAGAACTGGGAGAGAGAAGTCTAGACTACGGCCGCAGCTGGTCGGCCGGTATCTGTGCCTCTTTTGCGTGAGAGCGATAGTGTGTCTCTCCCGGATTAGTCCAATTGGTGATTTTGATACTCTCTGCCGAGAGAGACCGACTCTCTTTAACGGAGATCTCGGTCTCTCTCGCCTCATACCACACGAGGACATACCCGCCCCCACTCTCTCCTAAGATTTTGTGTTGGTCATCCCAGAACTTGAACGTCGGACGGACGCCGTTTACCATACATGACTTGATGTCAAACGGTCGGCCGTCCCGAGCCGTCGCGTCAAACTTGAGACCATCCACCACCGGATAATCTAGGGAGAGAGGATATCTCTCGGCAGCCCATTTCTCGGCTAGGTTTCCATACCGGCCGACTATCGACGGGTCGTAACTCATGGCTGTTTGTGTTTGGGTTGCAGCTGCAATCCGAGCCTGACCGGAGAGACGCGAGACGAAAGACGATCAACCGCGATTTTCCCGGTGAAATCGTCGCTGATGCTCCCCGCTTTCGCCCGCGTATAAAATAATGATTGCTCCGGGGGGGTGTCCGTCATCCTATTAGTCATCCGCCGGAGCAGTATCTTTTGAGACTATCTCCGTATGGCGATTATCGTTATTCCATGCGCGATACACTTTTCCTACCCAGTCCTCGGAGTATGGGACTAGTTCGGCAGCCTCTCCGTACGTCATTCCGGAGTCGGCCGCCGTGATAGCCGTCCGAATATGCTCTTTTTTGCGTATCTCGTCCGGACTCTCGGTCTCCCCCTCGGAGTCGTCATCATCTAGGATGATATCGAACTCCGACGCTTCCCTCTCCGGGTAACTCTCTGCCGTGTCTGTGAGTCCCTTATAGTCGGCCTCGTGTTGCCAGTCGTCTACCCCGCCCTCGGAGGACAGCAACTCTGCCCGGCCGGGGTCCGTGCGCGACGGCTTGTTAATAGCGAACGACGCGACCCTCCGGATACTCCGAGCCGTCTTAGTCCGAGTGTGACCTATGAGTAGGACACTCCCCTGTTTGGCGTATGGCCCGTGCTTATCCTCCTTCTTGCGGATAAATAGCAGAGAGTCCGAGAACTGTTCAGCCGCCTTGTTACCAGAGCCGAACCCGGAGAGTTCTTGAGCGATTTCATCGAGGACCGCGAGAACTGGCCCCTCGACGGACGCCATAGCCTCCAACATCTCGCGGTCGGAGTTTACGATCACGTCGAACCCGTCCCACGACGTATTACCGATTATCGTCCCTCCCGTCCGGACTCGCCACGCCCGCGCAACGTCTAGCGTCGTCGCCGTCTTACCAGCGCCCGGAGACCCAAACACAAGCCCGATAGCACCCTCGTAAGACAGTTGCTCTGCCGCGTCTGAGTAGATATCTCCTCCCTCCCGTTCGTTAGCTGTGAGTCCGGTCGCGGATTTCATCTGAGAGACGCTCCCGTGCCTAACAGCCTCGTCTATCGTCTCCGTTGCAGCGTTGCTGATGATGAGTCTCCCTATCTCTGTGTCTTCTATGTCGGTCTCCGGCCCTAGGAGGCCGTCGTAGTAATTTAGGAGACGCAGCGTCTCCCGGTCGTCTACCAGCCCCGCAAAGGACCGTACATTACGTCCGGGGTTCTCTCCCCGGAGCGCACTACCTAACTCTGCGGCCGCGTATGCTCCTGTTTTGTCGTTACTCATGGTTGTCCCTCAAAATCCAGGGCTTCTGAATCATCGAGTAGGTCAAAGCCGACGATCTCCTCACTCTCCCCGTTCCGCTTCTGCTCCATTTCCCCCGCGTTCATCGACTCCGGCCGGAGAGACGGCGGCACTTGCTCCTCTATTATCTCGCTGATGCTCTGTGAGTCGCCGAACGTCGGGTTGGTCGTGTTATCTAGCAATTCCTGCTGGTCTTTCAGTCGCTCCCGGTCTATCGTCCGGGCGATACTCCGGAGCCTCCTTTGGAGATATCTGCTCCGGCGAGCCTCCGGCTCGAACTCCTCCCGGAGTTCGGCAATCTGCTCTAGCGCGTCCGGTAAGAGCGCGTCTCCCGCGAGCTGCGAACCGGCGACGGACTCTCGCCAGTTGGCGACGGCTACGTTATCCTCCGGCCGATACTCCTTACACTCATACACCCGCTTCGAGACCGGCCACTCAAACAGCGTCCCTGCGTGGACTTCCATCGCTTCAAACTGGTCCTCGGACAGTTCCCAGACCGAGCCTCCCGTATCGTCCGACGACTCAAAGGCCACTAGATATATGCCCTCCTCCTCCGGTAGCAGCGACTCGACTTTCCCGGCCGCGAAATACCCGGCTCCGAGCGCAACCACTCCGGCCGTCGCTGCCGCGTAAAAGCCGTCCATTTCCCATACCGGGGTGACGTAGCCGTAACTCGCGGCCGCGACGTAGAACAGGACTCCTGCGATTACTAGGCGGCTGTTATCGCGGAGATAATCGACGATACTCATAGTATCCTCTCGTAATCTCTGCTCTCCTTATCTCGACGGCGGGCAACTATCCCGAACGTCAGCCCAGCTGCTCCCGTCGCCGTCAACACCACGAGGATTTGCACGGTCTCGTAAGAGATCGGGGCGCGGGTCGGCTGCGTCTCCCCGGTGGAGACGAAACTAAAACTATTCTGGGCGACGCTCCCCGGCGTCGTCATGGTTAACGCCGCCTGTCCTCCTCGACGGGGGACACTCACGAAAACCTCTGTGAGACCTTTCGGGAGACGCTTTTGATAGATGCGCCCGCTTCCTGCTCCCTCCGAGAATTGGACCGCCTCGGTCATGGTCATACGGACGCTCGCGTTAGTCTCGAATAGCAAAACGAAACCCTCGCGGTCGTCGTTATAATCCCACTCGACTAGCCGGGTCTGTGGTCCTATTTTCTGTGCATACGTTCGCTCCTCCTCGGGGAGTTCGACAGTCCGATTCAACTCAATTCCGGGGTCGTTCTGTCCTGCGGCTGCTCCTGTGCCGACCGCAACACAAGCGATTATAGCAACCGCAACACAAGCAAAAACGCGGTGGTTCATAGTTGTCTAGCGATTCCCGAGTAGCAGCGCGACGACGGCCCCGCCGAGTGCTACGATACCGAGGTTTGACGCACTACCTCCGAGATCTCCAAAGAATCCGGCTCCGGCTCCTCCGGAGCTGGTCTCTTCTTCTGCTTCCTCTTGTAATCTGATTTGTTCTTCTCTTATTTTGGCTAACTCCTCCTCTATCGCCGAGATATCGGCCGTCTGCGTTGTCCGAGCCTCCGGCGCGAAAGAGTCGATCTCCTCGCCGTTGGCTTCAATCGAGACAATCGTAAACGGGTCTTCTAGTTGCACGAAGTCGGACGCTTCTTCTCCCGTTTCCGAGTCGGTATATTCGTAGGCTATGTATAGCGGCTTATCCCACGTTGTCGGTTCATAGCGCGTCTCTTTGACGAATTTTCCGGTATCTGGTGGCTTGTATTCTGTGTAGATATCTGCCTGAATTGTGACGTTGCCACCCGGCCGGTGGACGGTCATCGTCACCGCCTGCTCTGCCGATGATGGGATTCCGAGCATCGACGCAAAAGCTGACTGTCCGGCATCTCCACCGTAGTTCTGTTCTAATTCTGTCGCCGCCGTAATTGGGTCTACTAAATCTTCTGTGGGAATATCTCCCGGTTCGTATTGTGCATATACATCGGAAGTGAAACCCGCCAAAGTTCCATTTGCTTCATCTTTTGTGGTATCAACTGCATTTAACGCTGATTCGTAACGGTCATATGTGAAGAACGTAGTCAATTCGTCATTTTGAGGATTTTTAACATCAAATACAATATCATCATCAAAACTACGCGCACCGGCGCTAGGCCTTTGGTCGTTTAATGAGAAAGTACCGCCGCCTGTGGTACTAGAACCATCTTCTTGGATTCCATTTTCCCATCTAAGCCCGTCTAATTGGTATTCCGTACCATCGACAAATGTGTAAGTAGTTAAATCTTCTTCAAGTGTAATTGGGTCGCGGATATATGTACCAGTAGTACCTTTCTCGTGAAGATTAAATACTGTTCTAGTTCCCATTTCAGGGTGATTATCTACTTGTGTTGCCATATGGACAAATTGCTTTTGTTGGGCCTCCATATGGGTAAGTATATTTTCTTCAATAGTTTTGTAATATTCATTAACTGCACTTTGCATTGCTTGCTGTGCAGTTGCTTCTTCGCTACCATTATTCATTTCTGTCAATATTGCGGCTTTGCCTTTAGCCAAAGCCACATTTTTAGAGGTAGCAATGTTATTCTCTATTGAAGTCATTACTCTTTCATCAGCACTTTTCATTTCTAATGCACCTTCGTAAACGGCGGCATGAAGTGCATCTTTACCAGTATAGCCGGAGTAATCCGCAGTATTACCCAGATACTTTTCTGCACCCGCGACGGCCAAATACGCTAATGAAACGGCGGCAAAGCCCACAATAGGCACAGCTGCCCGCGCTCCACCAATCGCGCCCGTCCGACTCCCGGCGTAGCCGACTCCGAGCGTAGCACCCGACGCGATTAGTCCCCGACGCATTACCCCCCGGCGCGTCATCCCGTTATCAGCTTGTGTTGCAGTTGCGGTCGTGGCGTTATTCCGGTCCATTCTAATCACGCCCCATCAGCAAGTAGCCACCCACTAGCACTACACCGATCACCGGGAGCGACAGCCCACCAGCGCCCCCGAGCAGACCGCCGCCGCCAGCACTCATCTCTAGCGTCCCCCAATCCGCATAATCGACGAGAGACCCGCTATCTGTATCTACGAGAACCTGCACGTTATCCCACTCAGACCGGACGCTATCGGTTACAGAGTAACTGCTACTTGAGATATTACCCTCAGAAACAGAGACCGTCTCTGTTTTGAGGACTGTCCCGTTCGCAGCATCCATCCCGTCATTATATCCGGTGTAAGTGACATTCACATCTACCGGAGCAGACCCGTTAAAGTCATCAACGCCCTTGATATCGACGTATGCCGAGTCCGTCGTATTCGACGGAGTAAACGACTGATCGATTAGGACGGTCGAGCCTGTTTGTGCCGCGACTCCGCCCGTCAGACCCATCCCCACAGCAGACACGAGGACCGCGAGGACGAGCGCGATACTCCCGATTTTGCTTGTGTTGCGGTCAGTCATCAGTTATCATCTCCTTTGATTTTGTCCACCACGTCGGTCACGTCGTAAGCTCCGAGATTATCCGCGAGAGTCAGAACGCCCGCGATTCCGATAATCGCGTAAAGTGCCGTCCCGACTCCCGGACTCGTCGCCGTGACGATCTCCGCGATTAGATTCACGTCGAAGAACTCCACCAGCCCCCAATTGGTCGCCGCGATGGAGGTAGTTACCCAGAGAATCCCCGCGATAGTGTCGTCTCCGTCAAACACGGACCCCATTAGAGCATCCACCCCAGAGCAGCCTGCCCGCTAGTTACGAGGACCACGTACGAGAGCCCCCACAAGTCAGCCGACTTGAAGAACGACCCGACCGTATCAGGGAACACGACGAACGCGATAGGGAGCAACAGCGTCCCTGCCGCAGCTGCGTAGTAGTACCCTTCTAGGTCTTGAATATCGTTCGACAATGAGGACAACTCCGCGTTGTCGTTGGTGATGAGCGTACCCACGACGGCCGCGTAGCCGATTACCCACGCCGTCGAGAGACCGATACCAGCCGGGGAGAACAGCGTAGCCCCGAAATCAACGCCGAATAGTTCAAACGTCCCGATTCCAACGAGCAAAAAGCCCGCCATCGTGTTTAACACGAACAGAGACGCATCAATTGCGTCCATTTGCATTTTTGCCATAAGGCAGATTACCAATATAGACCCCCAC